TAATATCTTCTTCAAGTTTTTTACCTACTGAATTACAATGATTTATAATTGCTGCACATAGATTACCATGATACTTATAATCTTTTAATGCCTCTCTAATTTTACCTACAGGTTTACCGCCATAATCTAATACTATATTATTTTTAGCACCTAAACCAATTTTTAACTCAAACAATAATCCTATATGATTTTTTATACTATCTGGTATTTTTTTTGTTTTCTCTTTCTGTGACATTGTTTGTAGTCTCCTCTATTTCTGTTAGTTTTGCAAGTGCTCCCATTACAGTAGCTACTTCTCCGTATGGTTTAGCCATTAAATATTTAAATAATTCTTTTAAAATACTAGATGGTAATACATATTTTTTTTCTTTTATATTATTATTAATTGTCATTGTAATACTCCATTATTATTTTTATTTTATCACGAGCGTCAGCCCATTTGTCTAGTTGTTTATTTATTTCGTCAATAAACTGCGGGTGCTCACCTATACCTGCAGGATTTTCTAAATACACATTAATTGTTGCTCTTGCTTCTGCAATTTGTGCGTTGTACCTTTTTACTAATGCGTCAAAAAAAGGATTTAATCTAACTGCTGTTGTCATTATATCATAACCTCCCCACTCGGATCTTTTGTCCAAGATGAATATATTTTTTTAATTAGTCTTTTATCAGTAAGGTATGGATTGTACACACCTTCTTTTTTAAATTGTTGTTTACAATGTTCTACTGTTTCCAAAAGAGTTAGTCTATCTCTCATACATCCAGAAATAACATCTTCAACTTCTATTAAACATTGTTTTACTGCTCCCACTTTTCTACCTCCTGTATTAGTTTGTTTAGGTACCACTGTGATTTTTTTAAATCCTCCAATGGTTTACCTTTAAATTTAAATCTGCCAACGTACTTTATTATATTACCTTTTAAGTAGCCAACAAATTCATCCTTAGTCATATAGTCTTGTATGACTTCAATAGTTTCACGCTTACCTTGCAAGTAATGCCTTGGTGAATTTACATTATCAACCATATAATTTTTTAACCTGTTTAATAGACATTGTTTCTAAATCATATGTCCCATTATTAACATTGTATTTTATAATTAAACCACTCCACCATAAGTGTTGTGTACCTTTAGCATAACTTTCTTTATGAGTCAAGTAACATCCAGCAGATAAAGCATGTAATTTTTTACCTAGTGGTGTAGTTGATATTGCATAATCTAATAAATGAGAATGACCTACTGTAGCAGAAACTTTATGTTTATTTAAAATAGTTCTTGCTATATTTTCACCTGATATAGATGTGCCCATAACTCCAGATGGTAAATAATGCACATAGTGCACACCATCAATAACTTTAATTTGTTTATATGGAACTTGCTTCCATCCAAATTTTTTATAGTTTAAACTAGAGATAGATAATGTACCTTCTAACTCTGGATTATCCTGTACAACTCTATCAATTCTATCTTCATGATTACCTAATATCATAGTCTTTTTAACTTTGTAACTACCTAAACCTTTATTAAATTTTGCAAGTGCATCTTCTGTATGTTCAACATCTTTATTAAAACGTTTACCTTCAAAAGACATTTTACCTTTGTCATATGACGATAGAGAATCTACACTACAAAAATCTCCCATACATATTACATGAGTAGCTTTTATATCTTTAGCTAATCTACCTGCCCATAAAAATCTTTCATTGCTTGTGCCAGGTGTGCAATGAGGATCACCTATAACTAAATGTGTTGCCATTAGTTTAACTCCTTATCTCTTTTTCTTTTTAATGCTTCTAAAAAATCTATAACATTATCTTCATCAAATTGTGCATCTTCATTTGGTAATGGTATAGAAATATCATTTACTGTTGTCTTTGCTTTATCTTCTGCAAAACCTTTTAACCCAAGTAAGTAAGTGGTATGAGGATCTAGAGTTGCATGTTTAATCATACCTCTTGCAATAATTGCACAGATATCTTCTTCATACTCTAAGTCTTTTGCATTTTTACCAAACAGTATACCACAACTAAACCCTTTATCCCAGGGTGTTATGATAACTTTTATAGCATCATCTATGGTAAATATCTTTTTCTTTTTTGACATTTTGTTCTCCAATAATTTTAAAAAAATGTTCAGCACTAAATATTACAAGAGGTTTTTGCCTATTTATTTTTATAAACAATAATGGTTGTAAGTTACCATGATTACTTGCTTGATCATATGCTTTGTAAACATTTTTAAATGTTTCAACATTTTTACATTCAATATCGAATGGAAAAATTTCTTTAGCTTTAAGGGATAATTTAACATCAGCACCACTCTCACCCATGATAGCAGTTCTAATATCATCATTGGTCAGGGTAGGAAATAGACCCCTTAAACTACTCCCTACCCAATCCTGAAGTCTACGACCCTTAGATTTCCGACTGCGTACTTTCATCTTTCCTCGGATTGTTTACTTCAGTATACCAAACCCATTTAGGGTTTTTACCTTGCGACTGTTGCTGTGGCAACAATTGCACTTTGCTTCCCCAACAAGGAAGTTTGTATGGGCAGAAAGAACATACTGTGCCCAAAACTCTATTGCCAGTTTTTTTACCACGAAAAGTTTCTTCTATATCTTCGTAACATTTTTTAAATGGCTCATCATTTTCTAATGCTTTGGCATTATTAATTGCTAAAGATAATGCTTTCGATCTATATTCACTATCAGCAACAGGTGTTTCACAAACAGTCCATTCACCTGTTGATTTATTAATAACAATCCATCCACCAAAGGGAAGTTTTAATGACTCGGAATATAGATAACCTTGTGGTACATAACCAAAGGCATCGTCTTCTGCAACTGCTTCAAAACCTCCAGACTCTCCAAACTTTTTTTCAAACGAATATGGTGAGGCACTTTTAATGTCCCATATTTTTTGATCAATTTTTGTATCATATTCACCATCAATGATGGTTCCATCTTTTTTGTACTGTACTTTTTTATGTTCATCTTCAATATTAACTCCTGCTGATTTCATTACAAATATAGCTAACGCTTCTATTAAATCACCAAATGTATTTCTCATTTTAGAATTATATGGTGCACCTTCTCCTTTAATACCTTTAGCTTCCATCTGTAGTTGACATAGTGGTCTACCTATACTACTCATTCTAGGTGACTTCTTTTCTTTTCTAGGTTCAGAAAATTGTTTTAGCAAGGCGTTTTTACACGCCTCACCAAACTCTTCAACAAGTTTACTATCAACTTCTACAGTATCTTTAGTAGCTTTGTCTAAGTATAACTGAACTTTATGTAGTATAGAGTTCATTATTTAGCAAATACCTGTGCTGGATCAGGTAACTCATCATCCATATCATCCACTATCTTAGCTGATACTGTATCACTACCATTAGATTTTTTACCTTTTGCTTGTTGGTACAAGTTAGCTATTTCATTATTCTCATAATTAATAGTTTCTTGAAATGCTTTTAAATTATCCATATCTTCTGCAGACATTTTTAAATTAGCATCAGCATTTACTTTTATTTCAGGAACATAAAAAGTGTTACCACCTTTTTTTTGTCTCTTGCTATCTAAAGTAAATGTACAACTAAACATTAGTTTTTTTCTTTTATTAATCTGCTCAATCGCAGCACCCACTGGTGCAAAACTTGTACCAGTTACTCTCCAAAGTGTAGGTAGATTTTTTACTTTATGATCTGTACCATCAGAAGTTTTAGAATCAAAACTAACTAGACCATATAGTAATCTATAACATCTAATTTTTCTTTGTTCAGCTAAGTCTTCTGGAGATAAACTATCTCTATCTTTGTACGGTACTTTATTACATCTAGTTCCACCCTGAATATCAATAGCTTCCTCTTTCCAACTTTTAAAAATGATTGATCTATTTACATACTCACCCTTCTCTGGTTCATAATGCATGTATTGCATAGCACTTATAAATGGTCTAAACGTTACAGGTTTACCAAATACATTTGTGCCAACACTTGCATCATAAGTATAAAAATTACCAACGGGTAATGCATTTCCATCATCATCCTCTGGGTTTCTATTGATCGCTAGTCTTGGAATATTATTACCTTCTCCTCCACCAGAATCTTGTCCGATAGCTTTCATAATCTGCTCGTCAGACATTGTCTTTGTATCTATTAATTGATTGTCCATATATTACAATCCTCCTATGTTGTTATTACTATACCACATATTTGTAAAAAAGTCAAGAGTTACTTTATTAAAAATTTTATTAATTTTACTATATTTTCTAATGCTAGTATTAAAAATATAGTCATTAAAATATAATCTGTTGGTGATTGCAAAGCAAACTTAAAAAAATCTAGCATACTTTTGTTTTCCCTGTTGTTGGTATTACTGTTACACCATCCACTTGTGCGTAATACAGCATATCATTATAGTGTGGGTGGTTTTCATTTAAATATAATTTTTTAGGTATATCACCATGATTAGAAACTAACTCTTGGTATTCAACAACACCATCAACTGATGTATCATCAAACTCGTCTAAAGTTTCTAATGCTTCTATTTGATTTCTCTCTATTATTTGCATATTAGTAGTCTCTTTGCCTTATAGTAATGTGACACTCTACATCACCACAAAATTTATGTCTATGATCTTCTTGCAAATGTTCTAAAAATTTAGCCAAATCTTTTGCATGAATGCCATCATCAAAATTAAAAGAGTTTAGAACTGAATCTTTCTCAGGTTTTTCTTTTCCTTCAATCCATTTATCTCCAATAACTTCTATACTTGTTTTATCTATATACATTTTTTTTCCTCCATCTCTAACCAATTGTACCCTATTTTTAAATCTGAGTCAAGTGGAACATTAAAAGTTATTCCGTAGTAATCTTTCATTGCAGATACTACAGACGATGCACCCTGTTTAAATATTTTACTCATCACATCTTCCTCGCCAGGATAAACATCAGCTACAATAGAATCGTGAACTGTGTTGATTAGTAAACTCTTTACTTTATTTTTTTTCATTAAGTTATGTATTTGTATACAAGCAATCGGTACAATGTCAGCTGTAGCAAACCCTTGAACTGGATAATTTTTTATCTGTGTGCCATAGCTAGACCCACCCCATGGCATTCTCTCTGCAAATGGAAATGAGTATTCTCTACCAGATGGTATCCTAACAACTTTATATTTTATAGCATGAGTTTGTAATTCATCATGCCATTTTTTTATATCAGAATACTTCTCTAAAAATTTAGTGTAATATCTTTTTTCATCTTCTGTACCAGTCACTCCACCATATAAAGGTTTGAAAGTATGTGCCTTTGCATCTTGTCTAGACACACCAATGATGTCAGCAGAATATTTATGGACATCAACATTATTTTTTATATCTTCTATACCTTGTTTATCTTGTGCAAGAAATACTGCTGTTCTAAATTCTAATTGTGCAAAATCAATCTCAATAATTTTACCATTATTAAATCTAGAGTTTACAACTTTACGAATAGGAAATGTTTTACCTCTAGGTTGATTTTGAAAATTTGGATCACGACTAGATAATCTGCCAGTAGATGTAACGCATTGCATAAACTTAGGATGTAGCAAACCATTACCATTAGTAAATGATTTTATACCCATAACAAATGTATGTAAATATGTATCAATGGCATTGAATCTAACAATAGCTTCTATAAATTCTTTTAGTTGACCCTCTGATCTTGATGCTAATTTTATTAATGTAAGTCTATCAGTTTTAAATCCACCTTCTGCTATTTCATAGACACTTTTTGCACTTTGATTAAACCCTGCTATTTTAGCAATCTTAGTATAAACTACACCCTCTCCTGAACACTCAGAACATTTAGAATATTTTTTGAAGGGTGTGCCATCTTTTTTTATTTTCTTGACAACACCCTTCCCCTTACAGCCAATACATTGTGTTGCATTGGTCTTATGTAGAGTCTCGGTATGTTCTTTTATAAGAGACTGTAACTGTGAATTAGAATACTTTGGTCTTCTTTTTGATTTACCTGTGGATTTATCAACGCCTACATTAAATAATCTTTTCCATACATTTTTGTCTTTTACTTTTTTAGAATATATTAACCACGATAACTGCTCTGTGCTATTTGGATTTATTTTTGTATCACCCATCTTATCATAAATAATTTTATCTATCTTCTGTCTTAGATAAGCATACTCAGCATTGTATTCTTTTTCAACTTGAAGTAGATCAGTCATATTAATGTGAATACCATTACGTTCCATTTCAGTTAATACAACTAAAAATTCATTCATCATCTTAATTGTTTTAACCAAACCTTTATTCTTTTTTAATTTAAAGTCTTCCATCTGTGAATTAAAGAGTTTGCGTGTAATAGCAACATCTTGTCTACCATATTCTTCAACTAGATCAACAGGTATATTTTCAAATGAAACACCACGATCAACAAACTCTTCTATTCTTTTATCTTTCATTCCAATCTTTCTTCTCTTACACGAAGCATCAAGAGATAAACCTTTTCGTAATCCTCTAGCTAAAACATACTCTCCAATCATAGTATCATAGACACGACCACTGTATTTAAAATTAGATTCAAGCAACCAGGTTAAATCAAATTTAATATTGTGACCAACTAGTAAAGTTGTACTATCTAAAATTTTTTGTATCTTCTCGTGGCAATCACTATCTACTTTCTGTGTATGATTTACAAAATAATACTCTCTGTTTATACCTACACTTACTAATATATTTTCTGGATTAAATGGTAATGGATTTATTTTACCATTCTCATCTTTTTTAAAAGATGTTTCTACATCAACTGTGCTAATCATCGTACCTACTTATCTCTCTAAATAATCTACAGCTTGGTTCTCCATGCCAACCTGTGATTTTGTTTTTACTTACACATAAAGTTCTATTAATATTATCTCTATCAATAGATGAATTTCTACCTATACCAATAATTAAATCAGCTTCAGCAGCTTTTCCTGTTTTGGAGTTTTCCATCATATCAAACGAAATGAA